GTCGCTGGGCAAAAGGCGTGTACTTTTCAACCACCCCCTGTACCATCTCACCCCAACCCCCAAAGCAACAGATAAACAACCAGCGTTCCCAGCGATACAAGCATGAACGCCAGCATCGGCCTAATGTCGCCTTGGTAGTCGTCGTCGTTAAGCACTGTACGCTTCCTCCCTCGTCGCATCGCGCATGATCGCAACAACTTCAGCTTCATCGAACACACCCGACTGAAGAACGTATCCAACGAGGTTGGTGAAGTCAGTCGAGTCCATGACGACCGGCCAATGATGCGCTCGGTATGCTTCAATGGTCTTGCCAACTGTCACTAGCGTTGCATCATCCGAGGCAAGTAGCGTTACCATATCCTCTTTTGAGACGCGATTGTAGAACGCTTCACCCTTTAGGATGCGCGGGTTGAATGGTCGGTACTGTTCGAGTTCTGCAACCTTGGCATGTAGCGTGGCAATGGTCGCTTTTGCCTCTTGCAACTCTGCCTTCTCTGATTCGACAAATACCCGGTAAGCCGCAAGCACTTCAGCCCGTTTTGGTGCGTGATTGCTGATAACGTCAACGATGTTACCCGCTGGGATTCCGTCGATTTCGATTTGGTCAATTGTGGTGAATACTACTGCCATTTTAGAACCTTATTACTGTTGCTCTGAATGTACCTGAAGCTGGATCGACGGAGCCACCCGATGAATTGTGCATACGAACCGTTACCGTATCTGCCGCTGTTACTGATGCACAGAAAACTAAGCCCGCATCTAATCCCGCTGGACAGCCGAGGAATACGCTGTCACCGGCGACTGCACCTGTGACTGTGATCGTTAGCGTCTCAGTGCCGTTGCTGCTAATCGAGCCAAAGTCTAGCGTTGCAGTTGCGGATAATATCGAGGTAACAAGAGTGCCAGTGCTACCTACTTGTATTGCGCCTGCATTAGACACGCGAAATCGCGTTGTTCCACCTACCTGGAAGTCAGCAAAGTTATGGGCACCACTACCTAAAGCGGTTTCAGTCCGATTGATAAGGAAGTTCGTGCTTCCCGCTGTGCCTGTTTGATTAACCGTATGAATTAGTTCAAACATATTTTCTACGCCTGAACTTAGCGTAGATGTCGTCGTCACCGATGTCGTATTTGTTCTTAATCTCAACATACGTGTGGTAGCATTATCGATTCGCAAACTACCATCGTCTAAGATTCGAAAGTCGTTTGGTGTGCGTAAACATGCTACGGATGCAGCAAGTGGTGGGTTCCCAACTGCGAAACCATTTGTAAGACTATGTACTCCGACACCTTGAACAGTCCCGCTAGCTGTTAGGTTGGTAAGTAGTAGTGAGCCAAGTGCATTAGCCGCTGTGGTACCCATCTGCCAAACACCAGCAGCGTTGCGACTCAGCGAAGTATCAACTACGTTCCCGGTAGCGTCTACTCCACTCGATGCAGCAATCAGAGTTCCAGAACCGACAACAAAGTTTCCACCTCGCCATAGAGCAATGTTGCTTCTTCCTAAACCCGTATCGTAAATAGAAAGCTGTGACGTATCAGTGCGAAGGAAAGTATTTGTCGAGAACTGAAGGATGTTTGCCGCTGCTGCTTTTCGCAGATCGAGTAAGCCAGAAAAGGTTGCGTTCTGTGAAAAGAAATTTAAGAACTGGTAGTCAGCCCGACCCAAAGAAACCGTATTGGTAACTGAAGCAGTTCCGCTACAAGGAAAAATGGCATTGGCAGAAGCAAAACCAAGTCCAAAAGTTGTACCGGCAACTGTACCAGTAAGATAACCGCCTCTACCCGCATCCTGCCCAATACCTATCGGAAAGCTAGTCCCCGAACCGAATATGCCGTTGCCTGATGCTGTTAGGTTGGCAACGCTCGTAGTCCCCGTCAGTGTCGGTCCAGCCGCACGAACCAACGCACCTGTCCCAGTCTGCGAGACCGATTCGGTTAGCAACGCCCTGCCTGTTGCTGTCGTCGCAAGTGCTGCGATAGAGTCTAGGTCTGCGTCCCATGCTTGTACTGAAACGCCGATTGACGATGCGAGCAAAACATTAGCCGACAATCGAGCGTCCGAAAGCGTGCCGGAGACAAGCAAAGAAGCGTCCGTTGTTGCTGCACCAGCCGCACCCGCTGGTCCTTGTGGTCCCCGCTGGTTCGCGTATTCAATTGTGTACTGCGTTTGAGGCTGTACGTTAAGCGTGTAGCTCGTCATGATCGGGTGATCTCCCGGCTCATAAGCACCTTACCCTCTTGGATGCGTTCAGTAAGTCCACCAGGCCGCGTCAATTCGTAATCGTAGTAATACGTCGAAGCCTTGTCCGTCGGCTTTGCTCCAAGCGTTGTGATCGCTGTCGTCGTCGCTTTTGGAACCGTCACGTAGATTCGATCTTCAGTTGTATTGACGGTAAACGTAAACGAGAAAACAACGGTGGAACTGCGTAGTTCTCCGTCTCGTGCTTTACCTTCGATCGTGCATCCGGTGAGGTCGTCAGCAACTCCATCTTCGTCGAGAATTTGGAAGTCCTCGGCCCAGTCTGCGCCCTGTTCGATGTATAGGTTCCGTACTGCTGCTGTCATCGGTTGCCCTCGTGCTTTCTAGCGAAGTCCGTTCCGTTGTTGTCAATCGAACTCACTCGCTTTTCTAGTACGTCTAGCTTAATTTTCATGACTTCGCAGGACGTGAATAAAGAATGGCGATCTTCTTCGCACTTGTCCGCTTTGCCATTGATTTCAGTCAGACTTTTTTCGAGCTTACTAATCGCTTGTGCATTCTCTGATTCCCTCATGCGAAACAACGTCACAACGCCAGTTAAAAGTGTTGACACGATAGCACCTATGCCTGCTAGTACCCACCCTGTAAGACCGTTTGCTTCGCTGCTCATTTCGCTTGCTTGCCTTTCTCGAATGAGTCTCTAGTCAGTGGTCCGTTGACCTCGAATCGAGAACCGTCAGAATCGTAAACCTCAAACCAAGGCCAAAAGCGATCCGATTCGATCTCCGTCAGCACCTCAACAGTCCAGCCAACTTGTTCCCACTTAGATTGCTCTTTGGACTTCCAAAGGTTGCATGGTCCGCAGCTCGCGCCCGAGTGCATGACAATTCGTGGCTTGACTTGTGGGGCAGCTTCTTGCGGTTGCTTTTCAGCCTTAAACCTTGCGAAAACCTCTCGCAAGTCTTGAACAGCAGCACCAAGTATTTCGACCGTTGCGTTTGTTTCGTCTGTCAACGTGTCAATCTTGGCTTGCGTGATTGCAAGTCGTGCTTTGATTGCCTGGTACTCGTGGTTGAGTCCGAGAAGTGCGGCCGCACCGACAACTAGGAGGATAAATGGCATTTGTTTTCCCATCCTTTTACCCCAAGATCGATTGTTTTGTGAAGTCAAACTTGATCGGTCTTGGTCTTGGCGAGTCCATATCCGACCGTCCGTACATGCTGGTCCATTGGTGGCGAATCATCTGATCGCAGGCTTTCGGGTCAACGTAGGCATAGCCAGATTTGCCCCAACGCTTCGACCAACTATTCTTCAGCAGCAACCACCAGCCCGCCGAACTCTTAACACCAACGTCAGAATCGGGAACGTAGCCGCAGAATACGATTGCGTGACCGCCACCGCCGCGACCGCTGAACGATCTGATGCAGCCTTGCCCATCTGGAGTCATCTCGTTACCCCAAGAGATTCCAAGCTGCACGATGCCAACGCCGCTTCCAATGAACTGCTTGACCTGTTCAGCCGACTTCATTTCCGTGTGGGAGTTCAGCTTGTAGATAGCCTTGGCTCGCATATCGGATGTGATATAACCCCAACCTGGATAGCGACTGGTGTATGGTGCCACAGATTCGAGAGGAAAGCCTTTCTTAAATGCCCTGGTTCCACCTTCAAGAGTCGCTCCGTTGTCAGCCCGGATGTTGTTTTCCATCTGGCTTGCAATGTAGGCGTACATGCGGCTAATCTGGATCACTTCACCTGTTGCGAAAGCGTGGGAGAACTCACCACAACAACTCAGCGATTGTCCTTGACAACTTCCAATCTGGCCCTGGTCCTCTACTTGCAAAAAGCCTTGAGAACCCAATGCAGAAGATCGCGGGTCCATTCGCTCAGGTAGGTCCCCCATCATCAACAAAACGGCATCTGTTGCGGAAGATCGTAACGAATCACGGTCTTCAAGTTCAATTGGATAGCCGAAGTTTTCCATAGGATCACCGTCCTTTCGTTGATAGAGTTACCATGCTCGAGAAATCTTCCGCAACAGTGCTGCCGCTTCTACTTCTTTACCCGCGAACGTCCCGTCACTATTGCGTGGCAAAGAGAGATCCAACGAAACATCAAAAGGCTTGTTTGCTTCCTTCCGTGCTTTCTCGGTCGCAGGCCGGACGAAATCGAAAAGTTCCTTGTCGGTTTTTAGCGTACCCTTTTCGATTCCGTCCGCCGCTTCCAGAAAGATCCTCGCATTTGCACTACGGATAGTGGCAAGGATTTGTTTTGTGTCCTTCTCAATCGAAACCACTGGCACTGGGTCCGGTTGCGGTCCTGGTGGTGTCACTTTTGAATAGCCGTTCCATGCCATCCACGCGACACCAGCGAGCAGAATCCACCATGCAATATCTGGCTTCTTTTCACTCATCGAACGCTCCAAAGAATTGAAAATCAACTGGCAAAGCATTTTTGGGTGCATCCGTCGAAACAAAAGGAGTTGCTGTTTCGGTTTCAGTCTCTTCTACAACGTCAACTATCCCAAGGTCTTCAGCAAATGGCTGCGTGTTTGTTAGGATGTCGTACTCACTAATTCCCATCGTCATCGCTCCAGTTAATCGGCTCACTCATGCTTGCAACCGCACTAGGCTCATCAATCCCGCGATCTTTCCACCATTGCCACAACGCCATCGCAAGTTGCAGCATCAGCAGGATTGTCGCCGGAGAAAACTTCTGAATCCGTTCGTTCTTCTCGAACAACAGACGAGCATCATCGCCCCGTCCATGCGACTTGACCCATGCCTGCCTTGCGATCTCGCGTGCTGCGAGTCGCATTCGCAGCCTAAGCACTTGCTTTCGGTCCTTCGCTAGATCGCAGCGATTCACCAAGAATCCAACCGACAACAGCAATGGCACTCGTTACAAAGACTTCTTCAGAAAGTCCCCATCCAAACTTTTCGTTGAGAACTGGCACAGCGATAACCGCCGCCGCCGCCCAAAATCTTCGCGAGGTGATGAGAGTCTTAACGATTGGTGGCATGGAATTTACTCCGCAGTGAATACTGGATATTCGGTTAACTGTAAGACTATCCTTCAGGGGTTACTGGCTAATCGGCTGTTTATTCCAATTCGCCCAAAACCGACAAAACTGTACGCGAATTTTTTATTCGACAACCAACTTTTGTATTCGAGTTATCGTTGATTTTAAGATCGTGTGGACAATCACATTCGCATCTTCCGCGTAAACAGGCTTTTTGGTGTCTGCGTACTGCCAGCAGCAAAGCGTGATCGCCAGCTTGGTCTGACTTTGAACGCGTCCGTAGGTGGTAAACTCAAAATGGTCCGTGCCTTCAGCGTGATCGCGGAAGGAAAGCTGAACGATGTCGCCCTTGCGGATGCGGCTCATGTCGCCCTCATCAGTTCAAAACGAATCGCATCGCTTTCACGATAGAACCGCAACCAAGCCGCGTCCTTTGGCTTTGGACCAAGCATCTTTTCAACTTCCCAGCCGTGCGATCCGTCACCCCATGCGTCTTTGTATCCAGCAACGCGAACGTGATATTGTTCGTCGTGATAGATAACTCCCATATCGCTGATTCTTTGCCGCTGAATTGGCATCATCCAAGAATCGTGAGTGTGCCCCGTCAGTACAATATCAGCGTCGGGTGTAAAGACAGCGATTCGATTCGTCTGGATGGTTCCGCGAGTCACTGGCCCACCCCCACCTGTACCGTGAAAGTGATAAAGAACCTTGGAGGAACGGTTGCCACCACCGCGAGAGAACAAGAATCGAATCCATCCACCATAACCACCAGAAAGCACCTGCGATCCTTGCCGCTTCATTTCGTGAGCAAGCCTGTCGGTCAAGTCAGTTTCGTGTCGGCCTCGAATTGCAGTCTCGTGGTTGCCGCGTCCAAGAAGCAAGAAGTGCTTGGCGTATGGCTTGTAGAACTCTGCAGCAGTATTTACCAAGGAGTCCAGGTAATTGCCCTGCAAGTGTTCTTCTCGGATCGAGTCTTTCGAGCTGCGTTTATCCCACTTGCCTTGCATCGCGCAGAACAAATCGCCATTGTCGATAATCCAAGCATTGCGTTCAACTGCTTGGTCTAGGTGCTTTTTCTCCAGCTTCCAGTCGCATTTTGGGTTGTCATGGTGGACATCCGAACGCAAAAGAAACCACTGTTCAAACCCGCTTTTGGCGTTATCAAACGATATTGCCGTGGAGTTTGGTCCGATATGCCGAATCTTGCCGTTGGTAACCAAAGCGATTCCCCTGTGCAGAGAGTTGTTTTTCAAACTCTATTCGCCAGGGTTGTTCGCTTAGTCGTTCGATTTCTCTGATTCGACCTGAATCGCCGAAACTGTACAGTTTTCTTCGTATATCCACTGTCGTAACTGCCAACCAAACCAATAGTCTTCATCCTTTCCAATGCGTTTAGGACTGGGAAAGTCGCCAATTTGAACCCATCTTTTTATCGTGTGTCTGTGCTTATCGACTATGTGCGACACCTGTTTTAGATTAAACATTTTGCAGTCGTCTTTTGGGTCCATCTCTATCTCCGTTCGTGATGGGGGGGATTCTTTGTAATAAAAACCAGTGTTTTTTTGTTACAGCTTTGCTGCTTGGTCCAACACTTTCCGCAACCTGTCGCGACACCGACGAAAAACGCCTTCATCGCCCCAAACTTCTGCGAGGTGATCCAATTCTCCCAAGACGCTTCGGACTTCCACATCCAACATTTCAACACGCGATTGCATTTCGCTGAGTTGTTCTTGGGCTAATTTCCCTGTTTCGGATTTCTCCTCACTGGCACCCGTCAATTCAAACGACAAACGCAACTGATTGCCGCAGGCGTCGCATTCATAAAAAAAGTATTTCATCCTGGCATTTCCGTTCGTGATGGTTGTCAGTAAAAACCACCGGCCCGTCTCCAGGCCGGCGGCACTCTGGCTAGCTCTGCGTGCTGCGATGGTTAATCCGAAACGCCCACACGCGGTCTTTCGGCCACACACCTGCTAGCCATTGTTCGTCGATTTCATCGCCTCAACAATTTCTTCCGATCGCCGCTCCAGGTCCGAAAGAACCATCAACACTAACCGTGGGCAGTTCTGGCAAATGTCCACCGTAAGTTCGCTAGTAAGTTCTTTAATTGCCAAATGCAGCAAGATTGCTTTTCCTAAAAAGTCAGCAAGGTCCGATTCTGGTTTTGTCATTTCTTAGCCTTCTTTCGCTTCGCCACCCACTTCACCACATCCTCACAGATCAGCGAGTCGTTGATTACTCGTCGTCCTCTTCTTCGAACTGTTCGTTGTGATCGCGTAGCTCCTGTGCAATCTGTCGCGATTCCTCCGATAACTTCCGAATGCGAGCCTGCCATGTGTGGTTCACCGATGATGCTTCTTCTCGCAAGATGTTTGCCACGATCCACATGGCTTGTTCCTGCATGATTATCAACTTGTCTCTGTTCGTAAATTGTGCCATTGTAAAACCTCCAAACCGCATAAAAATTGATCGCAGAAAAGTTGCGGTCAAACCGTTTCTGCAATGTTGCGGCTACTTGCCGCGACCGATTGAATCTTTTCGTTCGTCGTACCTAAAAAACCCGCACCGTAACGCGACGACTGTTACAATGCAAAAACTGCGTTCGTCGTGTTAATCTGCGCGGCGCAGGTTAATGAATTGTTCGTCGGACTTACTGCTTGCCTTCTAAACGATGCAAACGGTCAATCTCCGCAGCGATCAACGCCCCTGCGATAACTAACTGCCTAACACGCGATTTAGACTGGCGGTGGCTTTCTGGTCCGCACATTCCATCACGGAAAGACTTCCTTGCCGTTTGCTCTGTGGCCCACAAGGCTGCTTCAATTGCCAATTCGCCTTCGCGGTGGGTGTCGTCGTGCTCAGATGACCAACCCTCTGCGATGATCTGTCGTTGACGCTCCGCTGCTATCAAATCGATTCCGATTGTATTACTCGCCATTTGGTAAAGCCCTGCTTATATAAACTCTCTGAACTTCAAACTTCCAACCACAAGAACAATTGATTGTGTGGTATTCGTACTCCGTCTCGCGCCACGGCCTGTCGCAATGCGGGCATATTGGTCTGTCCGCCTCAACAGCTTCGGGTGTCGCTTCAACTTTTTTCTTTGCCATGAATCCAACTCCTCAAATCGTTTTCAAACCAAAACTGTGCTTCGTCGTTGCGATGCACTACGATTCCTGCGTCATCCATCAATCGACACAATCCATAGATCGCAAGTGCGACGACACAACAAAATGCCAAAGCCGACGAACAATTGATTGCATCCAAGTCGCGGCCATCGTCTTTCGGTTTGGTCATGTCATTTCTCCGCGACTGGATGAATCAAAGCGTTATGTGGACGTTGCGCATGGGGGATCGAACCTATCTAGGAAAGACACGGGAAACCAATCCACAAGACGGGCTCCAAAATCAAGCAGTACTTTTCTGTTTCGTTCATCCACCTGCCGCAAAAAAACCACTTTGCCCGCCATGCACTCGAACGAAGTCGAGCCACAAACAAACTGCCCACCTTCTTTCAACCTCAGCGTCCTTGCTTCCATCAATTCTATATCTTGCATATCGCCACCTAACAATTGATTCGATCGGAGCCGCCGATCACGGTTTTCTGAAATGGAGACCGAACCACGGCGGTCCGATCAATCAAAGCGTTCACACGACCCTAACATCATCAATCAGTGTGCGTATCTTTTTTGCCAACCGCTTTGACTGGGTTGAAGCAACTCCTTGCAGCAGGTTCTCTGCCTCCAAAAGCAGGTCGTACATTTTTGGAGATCGCGACATTAAAGCTGCGTTCGCCAAGTCTTCGTCCGACTCAGCCCCTGCGGGTACGATAATCGCCAACTGCCTGTACCTCTCGCCTTCCCCTTCGACGATCAGTATTGGCATCACTATCGGTGGAGAACTTCCAAATCCCCTTGCTGTCCTCCACGGACCGGGCGTGTGAACAATTGGATGCATCGAAGCGGCATCCACGCTTTCTTTTTTGCTCATAGTTTTTCCTTTCAAGCTCGATGATGACAGTCGTTCAAACCCTAACCACCGTCACGATTTCGCCAAGCTGCTCACAAGAAAACTCAACATGCGGTGACTCGTCGCCAGCCGCGATCACCTTGCGAACGCTCGTGCAGCACACTTGCGAGTCGTCGATCCACACAATCCCTTTTAAGGCATCGCAAACCGACTTTTCCAAGTTGTCGAAGTCCGGTTTCTTGGCGTGCCACATCCTGGGCATTGGCTTTGTCTTCCAGATTTGCCCCGCTGTTCTAGGCAAGACGAAAACGATCTCGATCCTGAGCGGCCCCGCAAGCGGTCCTAAGCGTCCAATCGCTTCCGTGGCTGCTTTGCTTGCTGAAGCCTTGAAAGCGTTTACCGGGTGAGTTGTGGGGGTGTAGTGGCTTACAAATGCCTTGCCACCACTTCGAACGACTCTGGATCGTTTTCTAGGTTCGGCGACCGGGACTGCGGGGATGTTAAATTTTATCATTTCGAAAAAGCCCCCTCTGTAATTTCATCCACAAGCCGATCGTATTCCGCGTGC